CTCCATGCGTGGACAAAACTCAGAGTCCCACGAAGCCAAGGGTGGAATATCTGGCGCGTTCAAACGTGCAGCCGTTCCATGGGGAATAGCCCGACACCTGTATTACATTGGAGACACGGAGCCCACACTGTCAAATAGGTATCCGGCAGATGTTCCCAAGTGTCGCATTATCAAAATCAAAGGGCAGTATGGTGTTGCGCCATCCCTCAGAGACATACAGTTCCACCTGTATTCATATGATGAATTGGTACGACACATTGAAGACCCACGGGAGCGGAGGATAGAACGTCTCCGTTGTGTGGGGAGAAGAGAGAACCTGCCCAACGATGAACGGAAAGCCATCTTTGAGGCAGCGTCTGCCAAGTGGGTAAAGGGATCTCCTGTCGAACCGGGCGTGGCCCACCCCAACAAAGCATCCGATGCACTGCTGGGTGTCGCGTCTCAACGACTGGCAGAGTGGTCGGAGAAAGGAGTCATCAAAGAGATGATGAAAGCCTATGCTGAATGGCGAATCCAAGGGGGTGGGTCATGAGAGTCTCTCACAAATTCCCCGCAACCGTAAGCGCCATTGGCTTCATCAAAAACGTTGAACACTGTGGTCAGTCCAGAGGCTCTGGCATCAAAGTCAGATGCACCCTGTTCAACCCCAGCGTGGAGCGACCACTGTGGGACTTGTACGTTCCCGTCATTGCTATGGGTCGTGCAGCACAGGAGGTTCTCAAGTTTGCAGCAGACCCAGATGACCCACGACTGGTCCATATCTTTGGGCGGATGGCTATGGTCAACGCGCAAGACTCAACTGAGGGACCACGACTGGAAGTCATCGTAGAAATAATCCTACCACTGGACGAGGAATAGACATGGAACTAGTACAAGCATCAGATGGCGTCTGGTTACCAGACATTGCAGGCATGGTTAGAAACAGGCTTGAAAACCCTGGACCTCTTTTAACGCAACACGACACCGCAAAGATTGGTTCAATCGTTCTCCGTCAACTGGAGACACGAGGGAGTTCAAGCGGTCTTCGTCTCAGCGCAGCGGGCAAATGCCTACGTGCGCTTGGCTATGACCACCACCACTGGAATCCGAATGGACACGAGATGGATGCCGCAAGCATCCTCACCTTCTCCATTGGAGACATCACAGAACAGGTGTTGGTTGCAGCCACCCGCGAAGCCTTTGCCGCAGAAGATGAGTACATCGAACTGTTCAACGCAGGCGCAGACCAAGAGACCGTGTTTGTAGATGTGGTGTTGGATGGACAACGAACCTTGCGGGTTCCTGGTCACCCGGATGGTTGCCTCAAGGTCAAACACAATGAAGAGACAATCGACTGTCTGTTCGAGTTGAAATCCATGAGTGACTACGGATTCAAGATGTTCCGCAACAAAGGACTGGACGCAAGCGACTCCTACTATTCCCAAATCCAAGCGTACATGCTGGCAAAGGAACAGATGACAGGTCGTCCGTTCGAGTGGGCATACGTCATGGCATTCGGAAAGACCGTCACCGCTATGGATGCTGTGATGGATGACGACACTGGCAAATGGTGGAGACTGTTCCCCATCGTGGGACAGTGGTTGCCGGTGGACAGAGAGCATCAGGAATATCTGATGGATCGGTTCAAGTTGATCAACATGTCATCCTCCGTAGAGGATATACCTCGTCCATACAAGCCTGTGTCCAAAGGAAAGTATGAGGGGAAACTCAAGTTCCCCTGCGACTACTGTAACTATTTTCGCCACTGTTACCCCGGAGCAACATCGGTGGCAGAAGAAAGCAAATGGCTCCAAAAAACCACAAAGGTGCGCGTATATGCACCGAAGGAAGAGAAATGATTTGTGTAAACCACGTCACACTCGTTGGCATCGTTACCAAGATTTGGAAAAACGAGAAGTCATGGAAGTTCAACCTCGAAACCACAAAGCCATCGCATGATGGCAGTCGAACATTCACCACGAGCCATACGTGCGTCGTGTTTGGCAACGCCATTCGCTATCTTCCGCACATGGAAGAGGGGATGTGGCTTCATGTGGAAGGAGAGTTGAACACGAGTTCTTATGAGAAGGATGGGCAAAAGGTCTGGAGCACAAACGTAGTTACCAGAAACGTGCAAGCCTCTGCTGGCTCTCAAGACCTCGGCAACCCCAACCAAGGTCAGCATCAGGGCGCATACCCCCCGCCAAGCAACGGCAACGGCTACAGGCCTCCTGTGCCCCCACAATCACACGGTGGACAGCAGCAGTATCAACAGCAGCCACAACAACAGCAACAGCAGCAGCCACAACAACAGCAGTACCAGCAGCAACCAGTCTTTAACAGCGAAGACGTTCCATTCTAGTCTTTGTGTCTGGTCACAATAAAGCCCCCCCTACCTGAGTGCTTTGGTAAGGGGGGCATCTTTCCAACCAACCGGAAAGAAACTATGAATCAATCATACACGAGTTTAACAGGCACCGACGCTGATGGCGACGACGATCCAGCCGTTCCAGCCGTCGTTACACAAGCAAGGGCAATGGCCGCGCTAAACGCGATGCCTTGATTGAAATGATACGTCACCTTCTTTGAAGCTTGTGCTTTCAGGATTACAAAAGGATCGTCTGATCCAACTGTCGTGGACCCCGCAGCAAGATTGTAAAGCTTCACAAAGCTATTGGCGCTGTTCCCTGTATTGTCAATCTGTACAGAAAAAAGCGTGGATGAAGATGCAGCAATAGCAGACGCAGAGTTGTTCGCAACTGTTTCAGTTGAAAAGTTCGCACCGAATCTGCCTGGGAGTACGGTTTTTGATAATGCCATTCTGAGCCTCTAATCAATAACAGTTGCAATGGCGACAAGAGCACCACCAGTAAGTGCTGCCCCGGCTGTGGTGCCCGCACCCTGACTTGCAGCCCATGTCACACAATTTGTCATGGTAATGCCCTCGACAATGGTGACCACTTGGCGTTGCCCTGCGGCAACAGGAATCGCAATGTCGGGAGCAGTGGTTCCGTAAGTGGTAGCACCAAGGTCAAAGATTTTGAAGTGTGCTATTTGCGAGTGCGTGTTGTTCAGATCCAACCCATAGATCGTTGCATTGGTTCCCGTAAGATCCCCATCGGGCGTATGGGTCACGGTTGTCTGCTTGATCATTCGGGTGGTAACGTAGGTTTTAACTGGACCTGCTGTAATAGCCATCTACTTCTTCTCCTCGTCATCTGATGATGCAACAACCTTTTGGATTGGAACCGATGTTGTGTCTCCATCGGTGGGGATCTCTTTCAATCTCGCAAGAATGTCCGACATCTGATTTGCCAACTGTTCTGCTTCAACTACCGCAGTGTCAACCTGCGCCACGGGCAACGACTCCACCACGTCTTCAGGAACTTGGGCGTCGTCTGCCAAAGCGGACGCAATGAGTACAATGCAAAATGATTTTGTCATGGTTGTTCCTTACTGTCTGGGGTGAATGCGACTAATCTCTTGGACGATTTGGACTGCCATTTGATTCGAGTCATCCAAAGCTTTTTCCAATGACGATACATTGTTCTCCAAAAGAGCGAGACGAGTGTGTGTCTCCACCACCATTGTAAACCCACCGATGACCGTAGCGGTCAGGACGGCAGTGAATACTTGATGAATCTTTTCTGAAAGTGACTTCATTTCGATACCTCAGACAATGCCCAGCCCGCACCAACAGTAACTGCGATCCCACCTAAAACCCCCATGGCTAAGTGCGTCTCGGTGCGCTGAAGCACGGGTATAGGCTGTCGAGCAACCGTCAACTCCGTCTCCAAGAACTCAATCCTGTATTGAGCAAGCTGAAGTTCGTAATGCTGTTCCGCAATAAGTAGTTTACTCGTCGAAAATAAGTGATCAGCATATTTCTCTGTCGCTAGTAAATCTGCAACGGTGGAAAGGGGAAGTGCTACCGCTTTGCAATCGACACTGACACCCGGCGCCAGTGAAATTGCCTCGGAGCACTCCCCAGGCACAGGCATAGGGGGTTCTGGTCGTAATGGCAAGTCGTTCGCAAACGATTGTGCCATCCAAAGCAAACCCCACATCATTTCCGTCTCCGCATGTTGATCAAGTTGGCCAATCCCTTACCCGGATCGGTGCTTTCCAACGCATCCTTTATCTCGCCTTGTTCTTCTTCTGCTTTCGCATCCACTACCGCATGGGCTGCTTTCACAACACCAGTCGGCTTGGGGGGTTCAGGCTTTTTGGATGCTTGCTTTTTCCGAAAGGCACCATTGATGGACTTCAGGGTTCCGAGAGCGACTATCAACAGCATAACAGCGGCTATGATGAGAGAATCAAGGTCGGCAAGTCTACCCATTACCACCCCGGAAAGCCGCAAGAGCCTTGACCGCAGAGTCGGACCCGATGTAGGTCACCGTCAACAAAACGAACTGTTCACCGTCGATGAAGCCCAAAGGAAGGGCCGCACAGCCAACCAACCACGCTGTGATTCGTCGGTATGAAAGACGTTGATCCCCGAATAGTTTGTCTATGCCTTTTGAAATCATGTAACCTTTCCTCCGTTCGCCCAGTTTAACATGCCTATGGCCAATGCTTCTCCGATGCGCTCCAGCCCTTCATCGGTCAGAAGTTGTTTGTGCTCTGGTGTATCCATAAAAGCAGGCTCAAAACACATGCCTGATATGTTCGCAGGCCCAGAGAATATACCACGAATCGTGCCAAATACTCGTGACCATGTAGTCACTGAAGATCCTTTCACCACAATGCGACGAAGCTCTGGACAGGCTTTGCCCAGCGTAGACCCCACGGTCTTGGCCAATCGTTTGCCACCAGCCGAACGGATATCGTAAAAAGTAGCTCCGTAGTTACCTCGCCCAGCATTCATATGACAGGCAACGTAAGCTACAGGTCCATCATTCTCATGAGCGAGTTCGTTCGCTCGGTAGTGACGCGCACTATACCAACCTTCTGAAAAGATATGGACTGTGTGACCGGCTTTCTCCAAGTAGTTCTTAGCCGCTTGGATATACTTGTCGGTCAGCTCAACCTCGTAGTCAACGTCACCGTCGTCATCGACATCATAGGCCGCACCCTTGTCGTCACGTCCTGGTTTGCCGACGTGCTGCCAATCGAAAATCGCAATCATGGGGCTGTGTCAGTGAACGTGTCGTTCTCTTCGTCGTAGAACCAAAACACTTCTTCCCCAGTGTCCGTGATTCGACAGGCTGGCTCGAAGACAAAAGCTTCATTTTCCACGACTCCATGCAAAGCCGGATCGAATGTTCCGTCGTTTTCAAAGTCGCAATTCCCCGTGGAAATTACTCGTTTGGTCGAAAGGTCGTATTTTACCTGCCTTTTCATAGCGTCTCCTGCCAGCCCAGCACAATGAGATAGGTGGAACAACTTGAATGATCACACCTGTATCGGATCTCCTTGTTCCCCCCGCACGGCATCCAAACGTTTTGATACCGGCTTTGCGATTGTGCGACAACCGCCCACCCGTGGGTGCTAGTGTCTAGAGGCAAGAAGTCGATCGGTCTGATCATTACCCCGTTAGCACTTCCGGCCGCAGAATAAGCCCATAAATTCAATTGTGACGCGGTGGCGGGAACCCGCGCCGAAGCATCCACCACGGTCCAAGAAGTGGCGTTCCCAGCGTCCAAGATCTTCATGTAGTTCGCGCCCGTTTCGTTATGCCAAACCGTCCGCTCCCTACCCGTTCCCGTTTGCAGAAAGTTTTGGATGTCGTTGTCAGCATGGTTGTAGACCCATCCAATCCGCCGCTTAGAAACGTCATAACCGGCGGGAAGGGTTGGCGAAGTGGCGCTGGTTGACAGCAGTCCCCCCGTTCCAGAAGCACCCGACACGACCCACACACTGTACCAGGTCGATCCCGCCTCGGTGCCCGTGTCGAGTTTGTTGATACCTGTTCCGCCTGTGATGGTGACATTTTGAGTGGAAGTCAGTTCGATATTGTACGCATCAGCGGAATCACGCGCAACGCCAGTCCCGATTTGCACCGTCGAGACATCGACCCAGGACAGCGCAAAGCCATCTATGGCACCTTTTGTGAATCCGACTGCATGTGGGCGGGCAATGCCCCCAGGTATACGTGAACGTGACATGGGTTACTCGGGGATAGAAGAGAGTTCAATGATCTTATAGCGCCACTTGATCAGCATTTTGGTTCCAGTGGCAACAGTTGAACTGGTTGAACGAGAGCCTGCCATAAGAATCAAATGGAAGTTCTCACCATCGTTCATGGTGTAGTTGGAATTTCGAGCCGATGCTGCGATGTAGTCACCATCTGCATTTATTGAATGGTATCCAACATCACCTACTCGCTTCGCAACATAGGTGCAGGATGCAATGCTTCGAGTGGTATTCGCGTTGTTGTTCGTTGAGACGGCATTGCGGCAGAAGACTCCGCTTTGGTATTTGTCGGCCGGAACATTTGCAGCCAAACTACCAAACGCCTCTCTGTCATTCAGCGTTGTGTTCGTAGGATCACCAGCGCAGAAACCAAAGACAAAACATGCATCATCAAGAGCGTCCGTTGCTTCTCTGAACCATTCAATCAGAAGTATGAAGTTTGAATCGGTGGTAATCTGCGTACCCCGTTCCGTTTTCATCAGTCGATACCATGTATCACCATCAAACGTGGTTCCTCCAACGGGGCATTTGTCTGCATCACTAGGGTCTGGACCCGAAAACGTCAAGGTATGCACTGGTGGAACGGAAGTTGAAGTGGCCACAGAACTTGTGTTCGTACCAACGTTCAATGCTGTCCATGTACCGTCTGAAAGATCAACACCCACCCACTGCTCATCGCTTGGATCCAAACCAATTTTTCCGCTCCAATGGGAACGTGTGTTGGATATCTGGGTCCGTGCAATCGAACCTGGTACACGGGTGTTGCGGGACATTTACTATGCCGTAATACGGTTAACGTAGCCAATGATCGAGATCACGTTGGCAACAGACGCAAAAGCTGCAACATCAATCCCGCCATTCAGAATCCACCCAGGCGCAACCAAAACTGTTTCATTGGGCTGGATGACAGTTTTGAATAAGTCATCTGGGCTGGTCACATCTCCCCATTCCAGAGTTAGTGTAACTGCGGAAGTATGGATGTTGGATGCCCACAACCAGATTTCATCTATATCGCTACCACCGGCGACAGCAGTGTGGATATCTGTTCCAGCCGTTGCTGTTTGGACAACCTTGATGCCACGACCACTGGTGCTGTCACTGAGTTTGAGTTTTGCAATTGTCGCCATGTTTAAATCCTACGAGAAAACTTGTTGGTGGAGGATGTGGTCCATATCGTTCGCGGCAGCGCCACCACCGCCACCAATTGATGA